TTGCTTTTATAGAAACTAAATCAGAAAATGCTGAGTCTGTTCCTTCGTTAAACTTTTGAATATTATCTGCGTGATTTGTTGCAATAATATTTGTACCAAATTGTGTAAAGGCCCAGTAATCTCTTGAACCTTCTGTAGTAGAATTACTATATCCACCTGCTTTGGATTTATCTATAAATTCTTGGCTACTATTCATTTGATACAATTTTGTTGCATCACCTGCATAGTTAGTTACACCATCTTCTTGAAAAGCTGAAAATAAACCTACAGCACTTCCAGTTAAACCTGTTGTACTTAATGCCTGAAACCCTGCTAAACTTTTATATCCATCTTTTAAAGGAATAACATTATCTGCTTTTAATGCTCCTGAATTTTGATACGCAGGTAAATCAGCTTGTAATTCTCCAAACTTAATCATGTTACACTATCCCTGTTGTACTCATTTGCATTGGTGAAGATGTAATTGATCCTTTCTCTGAAGATAAGTTAGCATTTGTTAAGGCTTCTTTGTATAATCTCGCCCAAGTATCTAATCGTTCATCTTGCATTAAGAAAGGAGAAGATTCTGCTAATGCTCCATATAAATACAACTCAGGATAATTAGTTAAAATATCATTTGATGTATTACTATCAGATAGAGGGGTAATTGTTTTATAATAATCTATTTGTAATGTTTTGGCTGAATCAGGTGCTACACCTAATAAAATGTTAGATCCTACAATCGTAAAAAAAGTTGGGAGTCCTGAAGTTTTGCTTAAATTGTAAAATCTATAAAAATCTCCATTAGCCATAAATCGTAATGCTCTATAAGGATCACTTTGAAAAATAACTGAACTAGCTTCTAAAAAACCACTTGGCAGGGAATAAGATTGAGTTCCTGATACTGTTGTTGTGCTGGTATCACTATTAACCATTTCCCTAACACGCAACTCTCTATTTAACCTGCTTTCAGTAAGCGTAATGAAATCACCTAAATATGAAGTAAGATCTGTCCTGTTTAAATAGTTTGCTATTGTTGTTTTTAGCAAAGCATAAGTTGTAAGTGCCATTATAAGTTTCCTGTATAAATTCTAAAGTGTCTGTTATCATAATCATTAAGCCATTTAAAAAATTTTGGTTTATCCAAAACTTTACCTGCATAAGAAAGAATACCTTTCTTTGCTAATTGATGAACAATAATATTTGGTAATCGTGCAACTCTATATCCTTTGGCATCTGCCATAGGTTTTGATTTATATGCACCTTCATTTCTTGCTACTTTATTAGCATTTAATATTTCTTGAACATCTTGTGTGTTTTCAATATGAATTTTTTTTTCAACATTATCATAGTATAAATTTGTTTTTACTGATGATGAATCATTTTTATCATTTAATGAAAACTTTTTTGTTGGCATAAAATTTACGCACCTTTGCCGACAGCTTTTGCAATCATTCTGTCTATTGTGCTTTTAATTGCTAATCCTTGATCTGATTGTCTTTTTAAAGCAGGATTATAAACTCTATCTCCTCTTGCTATTTCTTTAGATTGTTTTCTATCATCACCTGATGTTACCATTGGTTCACTTCGTTGTGAATTTTTTACAAC